CACGTTTGTACTGATGGTATTAGCCGGAGGGATTGCATACGGGCTGGCGAAGCGGGAAGACGTATGGCCGGTGATCTGTCTGTACTGGTTTATACTGACGGTCAAATACGCGGTTGAGTTATGGTCACTATAAATTACAGACCAACGGATAAGCAGAAGATGTTTCACGCCTCCAAAGCGAATGAAGTATTGTACGGGGGAGCGGCGGGGGGTGGAAAAACAAAAGCGCTTATCATGGATGCGTTTCTGAGGGCTTTAAAAAATCCGGGTACGACGGCTGCGATATTTCGGAGATCGTACCGGGAGCTTGAGGACACGGACATTAAAGAAGCGCTTGCTTCCTATCCGAAGGAGATAGCCAAATATAATGCCGGTCGGCATGAGTTTTTGCTGGTGAACGGGAGCAAGATCATCTTCCGTCATTGCGAGAACGAAGCGGACCGGTTTAATTATTCCGGTGTGGAAATACAGTTTCTGTACTTTGACGAATTAACTAGCTTTGAGCAGACCATTTACGATTTTCTGAAAACCCGTCTGAGGGCGAAAAAGACTTTGGGAGTTACGCCGATTGTGCGTTCGGCGAGCAACCCCGGCAATATCGGCCACGGATGGGTAAAGAAGATGTTTGTGGACGCGGGGCCGTATATGTCGATTCAAGAGCAGAAACTGTACTCTGAAGCCCTGCATAAAGAGAGGGTTATTCGGACGCAGTACATACCGGCATTGGCAACCGAGAATCCGCATATCACGGATGATTACATATTTGAGTTGGAATCGAAACCGGAAGCGTTAAGGGCGGCGCTTTTGAACGGCGACTGGAACAGCTTTGAAGGCCAATGCTTCACGGAGTTCGTGAACGACCGGGCGCATTACGAAGATCGTCTGTGGACCCATGTGATTTCGGATTTCAAGATTCCCGACTGGTGGCCGAGATACTTCTCGTTCGACCACGGGTATTCCAAACCGTTCGCGTGTTTGTGGTGGGCCGTGGACCCGGACGGGATTTGTTATCTGTACCGGGAATGGTACGGATGCAAACCGAACCAGGCGAACGTCGGGATCGAGATCACGCCGAGACAGATTGCCGAGGGGATCGTCGAGCGCGAGCAGGACGAAGTGAGAAACGCCATTAAGGTTGACAGGGTATGCGATCCCGCGTGTTTCGACCGCTCCAGGGGGGATTCCGTTGCGGACCAGATGATGCCCGAACACGGGAGAAAGGGAGTGCTGTTCAGTAAGGCGGATAACACAAGAATCGCCGGACTGATGCAGCTTCACGAACGCCTGCGGTTCCGCGAGGACGGCAGGCCGATGATGTACATTTTTGAAAGTTGTAAGGACTGGATTCGCACCGTTCCGAATCTGCCCTACAGCCAGAAGAAACCTGAAGATGTGGACACCGCGTCCGAAGATCACGATTATGACGCGACCAGGTATTTCCTGATGTCGAGGCCGCTGATTGCGACCGAACACAAGGAAATCACGCACAACGAGTACAATCCGCTGATGTGAGGTGCGGGATGGAAAAGAAATATGTCGGGGAGCAAAAGCTAAAACCCGAAGAGAAAGAACTGCGCGACCAGATATATTCGCGGCTGGAACTGTGGGAACAGGAGTGCCGTGAATACCATAATAGAGCGCGGGTAATGCGCGAGGTTTACCGCCGGAACGATCCTGAACAGGACCCGCCGGGAACGCCGAAGAACGAGCGGACGCTCCAGCTTCACACATTAGCCTCCACCGTGAACAATTCCATTTCGGAACAGATGGAGCGGATGCCGGAAGCGAAGCTGATCCCGGAAACGCCTGAGATGCAGCAGACGGCGGACGTACTCCAGGATGTCGTTCACTACGTCATATACAACGTGAACGAGTTTGAGAGCGTACATAAACGGCGAATGGAGGACTATTACGTCACCGGCACGACGATTCTCCAGATCGCGTGGGACCCGGATATGTCTTACGGCAAAGGGGATATTGCGTTAATCCGCTGGCCGGTAGAGGCTTTTTTGTGGGACCCGCAGGCCGAGGACATTCAGGACGCAAGGGCTTTAATGAAGCTGAGATGGCATCCGATGTGCTGGTACTGGGATCATTATCCCGACGAGGCCCCGTATATCTCCAGCGACGAAGGGCAGCATAACAATATCGCCATGCCGGACGCGCAGAGGGACCTGGGGAGCCGGGACGAGGACAGGGCGCTTCTCATCGAATACTGGTATCGGACGTATGAGAACGGCAAATACAAAATCAACGTCGCGTACTGCGCGGGCGGGGCGCTTCTGACCGAGGAGAAGGACGTTTACGCGCATGGCGAATATCCGTTTATCGTTGACGTTCACTCCACGATTGAGGGCCAGCCCGTCGGCGACGGCATGGTCGGCGAGTTCCGCGCCATGCAGCAGTATATCAACAAATATCAAAAGTATATTGATACCAATCTGCGGTTCTCATCCAAGGGCAGGATGCTGGTACGCAGGGCTTCCGGGATCGACAGACAGCAGCTTGCGGACTGGTCAAGGGACACGATAGAGGGCGACCGCATCGTCCAGGGAGAGGATTGGAACTGGCTCGCGCATCAACCCTTAAACGGGATGAACTACACGATGATCCAGTCTATGGCGCAGAGTCTCCAGCAGGACGCGGGCGTTTCGTCGGTCATGAGAGGCCAGCTTCCTTCCGATTACGCCTCCGGCAAAGCGGTCATCGCCCTTCAGGAAACCGGTTCAAAGATTTCCAACCTCAGAACGTCCGGTTTAAGGGCGAGCTTCAAACACGCCGTGGAGCAGATTCTTTGGTTGATGAACCAGTATTACGACAAGGACAGGGTGGTCATGATCTCCGGGCAGGACGGTCAGGGAATCGCGGCGAGGGTTAACTCCCGGCTGCTGTTCGGCAAGAAGAACGGGGCCACGCCCGCGCCTCCTTACGTCGTGCAGATCGAGATCAATAATAAAAACCCGCTCCGCATCGACGCGCAGAACGAGATGTATATGCAGGCATACACGATGGCGGCGCAGGCGCAGCAGATATTCCCGCTTTCGACGCTGTTCAGTCTGCTGAATATCGAGGGCAAGGACAAGATTCTGCCGGTCATCCGCGAGAACGAAGCCTATCAGCAGCAGATGCAGCAGATGGCGGCGCAGATGGAGCAGATGGGCGCACAACTTCAGCAGGCGCAGGCGGAAAACGAAAGCCTGAAAGAATCGCACCGGAACATGAACAACACGCTTCAGGGCATTACGGCTGCGACTGGCGGGCAGATTTCGGGCGAGCAGGACGAGCAGGACGTTTTGCAAGCGCGGCAGCAGGCCATGCAGGGTTATCAAATGGCTTAATCCCCCGAAAGGGGTTTAAGGCGGCATGATTCCATGCCGTTATTTTTTGCCCATGTTTTCGTGGGAGAAGGAGTTTCCATGCCTGAAATGGAGAATACGGTCGATGTCGGTATGCCTGAGGCTGCGGACGACGCGCAGCAGAACGAGGGCGAGAACTTAAACGCGATCACCGAGGAGGCCCCCGAACAGGAGCAGCCCCAGAAGGACGCTGGCTGGTTTCGGCAGCGGATCGACAAGGCTGTATCCAAAGCGGTCGCGGAAGCGGAACAGCGAATGGCGGCGAAGTACGAAGCGCAGTTGGCAGAGTTTGCCAACGAACGTATTCAACGTCAGGCGCATGAACTTGTGGATAGCGGCAAGATTGCAGACTTTGAAACCGCCGTAGAGTATCTGACCATGAAGAGTGGCAGAAAGCCCACCGAACAACCGAGGCAAGAGCAAGAAGTTGATCCGGCGATTCAGGCCAAAGCAGACGTTCTTGCGCAGCAGGCGCACAAGATTCAATCGTCCAGCGGCGTTGACGTAATGGCTGCCTACAATAACGACCCACAGATTCAGCAGAAGATCGCAAGCGGAGAGTGGGATTTTTACGATGTGCGCGATTATCTGCAAACAAGACGCAACCCGCCGTCCCCGGCGAGAAATTCCAACGGGGCGCGTACCGAGAAATCGTCAATCAAGAACATGAGCGACGCGCAATGGAAAGCGCTCCAGAAGAATCTTTCACAGGGGAAACGGTACGATGTGAGAGATTAAAGGAGAGATATTATGCCTAACTACAACCTGAACAAAACTACTTCCCCCGGCGTAGCACCGGGCGTTGTCGAATACTATGAGCGCGCCCTGCTTGAGAATATGCAGCCGGAAATGCTGCACAACATGGACGCGCAGAAGCGCACCCTGCCCCTGAACAACGGCAAGACCGTCCAGTTCAGAAAATTCTCCCCGTTCGCGGCGATCACGAAGCCCCTTGAAGAGGGCGTGACCCCCGACGGGCAGACGCTCACCGAAACCGCGTTCCGTGCGATGGTCAAGCCCTATGGCGGCTACGTTGCCATTTCGGACGAAATGCAGTGGTATATGCTCGACAACATCCATCAGGAGACTGCCAAGCTTCTGGCTGACCAGGCCGCGCTGTCCCTTGATACCATCTCCCGCGACGCGCTGAACGCGGGCCTGAATGTGCAGTATGTCGGCCAGACCTCCCGCGCCGCGATCACGGCTTCCAATATTCTGACCTATGCCGAGATCAAGAAAGCGGTCCGCACCCTCAAGCGGAACAACGTCAAGCCGTTCGCCGACGGTTTCTACCATGCCATCGTCCATCCCGACGTTGTGCATGATCTGACCTCCGATACGATGTGGGTTGACGTTGCCAAGTACCAGGACAAGGGCCAGGTCAACCAGTACGAACTGGGAACGATCTACAAGGTCAAATTTTTTGAAAGCACCAACGCGAAGGTGTTTGAGGATCAGAGCTATCTGTTCGGCACGACGGCAAGCGTGACCGCGACCGCTTATGACAGCACGAACTATGTGCTGACCTTTGCGGCCTCCACGTTCACCGACGATGTGGCGCGTGAACTGACCGGCAAACTGGTCTACTTCTCCAAGACCATTTCCGATACGGAAACCAAATTCCTCGCCTGCATCGAGCGCATCGACGTTGCGGCGCAGAAGGTCTATCTGCGTTATGACCCGCAGCCCGGAACGCTCACCAGCGCGACCATCGCGCTCAAGCCCTGCGGCGGCGGCGCTTCCAGCGCGAAGGTGTATTCCACCATCGTTTACGGCCCGAACGCTTACGGCTCCGTCGAACTGGGCGGGACCGGGCGCAACGTTCAGGTCATCGTGAAGGAACCCGGCTCCTCCGGCTCCCTCGACCCGCTCAACCAGAGGGGAACGCTTGGCTGGAGAGTGAACGGTTTCTGCTCCGTCATCCTTCAGGACGATTTCATTGTCCGCATCGAATCCGGCGCTACGGCGTAAAAATTAACCGGGGCGGTTCCAAACGGGGCCGCCCCTTTCCTTTGAAAGGAGCTATTTATGGCATCGGCAAAAAAAGATACGAAGGTCCAGATTTATATCCCGAAGATGGAAGAAACCGGCGCGACGATGGACCAGACGGAACACGTTACCATTAACGGCAGAACGACCATCGTCCAGCGCGGCGTTCGCGTTGACGTTCCGCTCGATGTGTTCCTTGCCCTGCGGGTAAAGTACCCCGACCTTTAAGGAGATCGTATGACGTTACGGGAGATCAAGGAACTTGCAATGTTCCAGTTTGGGATGGACGGGGACGATGCTTCCGAGTATCTCCCTTTCCTGGTCACATATATCAACGAGGGCTACGACCGGTTCATTCGTGCATGGACCGGAGAGCGTCACGCTGGCGGGACGGACTATCCGCTTCTCAAGGGGGACAGCGATGTTCCATTGATTCCTGAGAGATTCCATAAACCCTTGACCGACTGGGCGACATGGTGTCTGTACCGCAACGGCAACGCGGCGAAACAGCAGCGGGGATTCCAATATAGGACGGCGTTTGAGGAAGCCCTCGCCGAAATGCTGGCAGACGGCGGGAAAGCGGGCGATCTGTCCGGGGATCTCGACGGAGACGGCATTGATGACACCACCGGCGAACCCGTGCCGACGCAGCCTTACAGACAGTTTTACAACATTCCGAGGTGATCGGGATGGCAAACACGATTAACGCTTACGATGCCGATGTAAGAATCCCGCAGTTCCTGGGCCTCAAGCAGTACGGCGACCTGATGAACGGCAACCCCGTATACGCCGACCACGCGGCGAACATGAACACCAAAGGCGGGACGCTGATGCCGATGGCTGCCCCGAAGATCATGGACGGCGAGATCGAGTACAAGATCGAGACGCTAATGCGCGGCACACAGAGAATATCCGGCGAAGAGATCATTGTGGCGGCAGCGGGCAGACGGATGTATGTATACCGGGACACGATGGGCGAATGGGAACAGATTCCATATGACGATCTTTTTTCGACGAACGTATGGAGCTGGGTGAACTACGAATACACGCCTGACGGCGAAAGAGTGCCGCACGACATGATCCTGTTCTCAAACGCCGAAGATGGATTATATATGCTCGACTTGCAGGAGCTTGCGATCACGCCCATTCAGACAAAGTATCGTTTCGGGATTATCGAGCGGAGCCATGAGCGCATATGGGGCGCAGCCTGCAAGACGCTGGACGGAGACAGCGAACCCGATCTGCTGGTTTATTCCGCGCCATACGATCCGCAAGACTGGAAAGCAAGAGTTCCCGTGCCTGACCCGGAGGACCCCTGGCAGGAAGAAGGGGAACCGGAGGACGGGGCGGGAGAAATCAGGGAACCGTCCTGGGACGGCGACGCATTCATGGCGCTCAAGAGTTTCGGTGATCAGCTGATCGCGTTCAAACGGACGCGGGTGTGGCGCGTCATTGGCACAGACCCCGGCGTATATGAATTCAAGGAACAGTTCGGCGGAGGCGCGATAACGGCGGAAACGGTTGCTGTTGACGCTCACAGGATTTATATGCTGGGCCGGGACGGGATCATGGCATACGACGGGAACGCCGTGGAGCCGTTCGGCAAGGAATACGCATTTGACGTATGGCGGCGGATTAACCGCCGATTTGTCAATCTGGCGCGGGCCTGCCTTTGGAAGGACAAGTATTACATCGCGGTCCCGCTTGATGACGAAGAAGAAAACCATGCGGTCGTGACGTATGATCTGCATGACGGCACATGGAACCTCAGGAACGACCTGGCGGTCGAAAGCTGGCTGCCATGTGAAACCTCGCTTTATTTCACTTCGTCAGACAATCCGTTTGGCATCCGCGAATACCGGGAGGATTGCTGGGAGACGGGCGAGGCGACAGACGCAGAACAGTTCTGGATTTCTCCCTGGAACGACCTTGGATACCCGCACAAGTCCAAAGGACCGTTTCAGTTTTATTTCACGCCGGAAGTTCAAGACAAGCCCACCGAGTTCACGGTTACCCTTGAGACAGACAAGCGGAGCAGGAGCAAAACGGTTATCGTATATCCGATCACCGGATATGAGCAGCGAATGAATTATGAGGCAAAAACAATCCGCATCCCGTTTGCAGGGAGCGGGCGGCGATTCCGCATAACGATCGCCGCAAAGGGCGGTTCCGCGTGGAGAATCTGCGGCGGGGTTGTGCTTCGCGTGGACCAGGAAACGGAGGGCTGACATGAAGCACCAGCACCAGCCGGTCACGCCGCCCCGCGAATGGAACGAAGAAGAGCGACGTTTTGCTTATGCCATAGACAGACTGTTTGACGATCTATTTCGGCGGATCGGCAAACTATCCGAAATCGTTGAGGAACAAGGCGAAAGCGAGAGCGTAACCGGCGTAAAGGGCGACACGGAAAGCGATTACCGTACCGGGCTGGTAAACATTACGGCGGAGAATGTGGGCGCGGCTGGGAACGCGCACACTCATACTGCGGGGGATGTGACGGCGGGAACGCTGGATTCTGACCGGCTCCCGGAAAGCGGCGTAACGGCTGGCAATTATGGCCCGAACGCCGACGCAAGCCCTGCAAAGGGGGAGATGTTCTCCGTACCGTACATCACGTTTGACGGCAAAGGCAGGGCGACGGCAGCCAGCACAAAATCCATAACCATGCCCACGGACGATTTTAGCGCTACGCTGCTCTGGGAGAACGAGAACCCGACTGCGGCGTTTGTTGCGCAGGAAATCGAACTGGTTTTGTCCGATTATAACGGAGTGGTTATTGAATATCTCTCTACGCCAAACACAAGCCCAATAACCAGCCGGGCCATCCCGGTTTACTGCGGAGACAAATTGATTTTTGTCGATGACCAAACCGGAAATTATTACGGGACCCGCAAGGTTTATATCGGTCCGGATCGTGTTAAATTCTGGTCCGGGAAGCAGGGTACGACGCAGAATGACAGCCGCGCGATTCCAATGGCCATCTACGGCGTTAAAAATGCGGCCAGCCCAAAGACGGAAGCGGTTGCCGGGCGGACGTATCTCGTCAAACGCTTTGACCCGGAGGGCGGATTGGTAAGCGGTTTCAGACGCAGTATGCAGCAAAACGGCAACGCGCCCGACATATGCTCTTGGATTTACAGCGATGCCGGGACGGGATTCTGCCTGATTACCGACACGAACACATACGCATTCTGCACGATGGCCTCGCGGGAAACAATCGACCTGACGAACTATGACACCCTCACCATTGACGCGTCCTGCATCACATGGGCAGGAACAAACGGCAACTGCGTCGGCCTGATTGCCAAATCGACAATGGAAGAACTTGGCGACGATTTTGATACCGCAGTTTATCAGAATACCGTGCAGGCGGGATGGTTTGCCGCAAAGACAACGGTGACGAACACGGCGGAAACTTGCACCCGCAACACGGTTACGTTTGACGTAAGCGGGATAACGGGCGAATATCATTTGGCCGCTATGGTTACCGGGGCGGGATACACCGCAACGATGTGCATTTTGGAAGCATATCTGACATGAAGAAACGGAGGAAATTGACAGATGAGCATCTGTAAAGTTAAAGGCCGTGGGGCCAGCGCTACCGAGGTTGACGAGTTTCTTGTGGAGAGCGCGGATGACGCTGCCAATCTCCCGACGGATGCGGCTCCTGGCAGCATTGCATACACGGCGGACCTGACATACGTCGCCATGAAAGATATAAACGGAGAATGGAAAGCGGCGATTGAGGAGGAGAACGATGGATAAGATCGCTCTTATCGCGCTGAAGAAAAGCGGCGCTCCTGACATCTCTGCGGCGATAGCGGCAAAGGAAGCGGCACAGGCCGCGCAGGCTGCGGCTGAGGCCGCCGCTGCCGTGTTCGTCGTCGACGACGAGATGGACGAGACGTCCGAAAACCCCGTACAGAACAAGGTCATTAACGCTGAGCTGAGTGATTTAAAGAGCCAAACAACCGCTTCCACGATCGTCGTGCAGTCCGATTTCCAGCCCATCGTCCAGATCGCGGACGGTTCGGCGAACAACGCGAAAAGCTACGACGTACAGATCACCCCGGCACAGGATTTGCACGGATACGATCATCCGTGGCCTGCGGGGGGTGGAGTAAACCTTCTTGATATTGCTAATGCAACACCGCAAAATGCATCTTATGGCATCACAAAATCAATAGACTCTGCTGGTTATG